CCAGGCCGCTGCAGTCGCCATACAGGCCGCTGCATGGACCTAAGATTTTTTCACCGTTGATACAATGCCAAAGTTCATTGGCTATCCGTTTGAGTGGCTTTGTTGCCATGATTGCAAGGTGATGGAGTGATGGGACAGCGCCAGACTCAGCCGGCCACAGGAGCCGGGCAGGCCCGAGCGAGGTAACGCTCCAGCGCTTCCCGCAGGGCGGCCAGCGGCGCAAGGATCGGGGCCAGGGCCGGTAGGCACTGCAGGGGCTCGGCGTGCACCAGCTGGGCTGCGCGGGCGCTGATGGCCTCCAGCTCGTCGCGACACAGGCGGCCGGCGGCGTAGGTGGCGACGGCGGCGGAAAGGATGGCGGCGGCGATCTGCTTGCGATGCACCCAGATGAACCGGGCGATCTTCAACAGAACTAAGGCGATTACGACACAGACAATGGCGACAACACGCGCCAGGTCGGCGATTGATTTCATGGTGGGAAATGCTGGGGGGAACCACCGGGGCGCTCAGGCCTCGCCGGTGATGTGAAAATGGTAGCACCACGGGCCGGGTGGTGTCAAGGGGGGCCGCGGGCCCCCCGTTCTGCCGTATCCGCAGCTCTATCAGCACTGCGGCGTTTGAGGAGCTGAAGCACTCCTCGGAGGCAGCTTGCCAGAGGCAAGAGGAAAACAATAGCGCCACATCAAGCCCGGATCTGGATCGGCATCACCAGGTAGGTGAAGTCGTTCTCGTCGCCGCTGGGCTCCAGCACGGAGGGGGCGGTGGGGGCGTTGCAGCGCAGCAGAACCTGGTCCGAGGTCATCGCCTTGAGGCCACCGAGCAGGTAGCGGACATCGAAGGCGATCTCGATCGGTTCCCCTTCGGCGACCACCGGCAGGGATTCGCTGCCGCAGCCCACGTCTTTGGCGTCGGCAAGGATCGTGACGGTGCCGGCCTCGGGATCGCTGCGCAGCTTGACGACGCCGTTTTGCTGATCGGCCAACACCGCCACCCGCTCCAGGGCCTGGGAGAAACCGCGGCGGTCGAACTTGAGGCTGCGGCTAAAGGAGGGGGGGATCAGCTGGCGGTAGTTCGGGTAGGTGCCGTCAAGCGTGCGGCTGGTGAGCACCTGGTCCGCCCAGAGCACCACCACCTGGCCGCGCTCGCAGAACAGGCTGAGGGGCTCGCCGGCGGGTCGCCCCGAGAGCAACCGCTCCAACTCCCGCAGGGAGCGGGCCGGCACCGTCACCGAAAACGGTTCGCCGCTGCCGTCGCCGCCATCGGCCGGCACCTTCTCGATGCGCAGCACCGCCAGGCGGTGGCCATCGGTGGCGGCGCATTCGAGGCCATGGCTGGAGAGCAGCAGGTACACGCCGGTGATGATCTGCCTGCTCTCGTCAGAACTGGCGCAAAACGCCGTCGCACGGATCGCCCGTGCCAGTGCGCCAACGTCAACGCTCAGTGAGTCGCCAGTGGCGGCAGGCGGGTTCGGGTAGTTGTCGGGATTGGCTGCGGACAGCTGGTAGCTGCCGGAGAGGCTGGTGATTGTGGCCTGCTCCTCGGCGGCGCAAAGGGTGATCGGGCTGTCGTTGGCCAGGCGAGCGACGATGCCCCCCAGTAGGTGCGCCGACAGGGCAGTGGCCCCGCTGGTCTCCACGCTGGCGGAGATGGTGCTCTGGAGGCCCAGGGCCAGGTCGTAGCCAGTGAGGGTGAGCCGTCCCGTGGTGGCATCGGCCGAGAGCAGGACGGTGCTCAGGATTGGATGGGATGGCCGGCTGGAGATGGCGCGGCTCACCAGGGCCAGGGCCTGGTTGAGGTCGGATTGAGAGCAGGTGAGTTTCATGGGGTTGGCTCGGATTCGTCAAGGGAGATCTCGAAATCAGGAAGATCTTTTACAGTCTTGGAAGGCAGCCGTAAAACAATGCGGCCAAATATATAAAAAGCGGGATCAACATCGCCGATTTCTTTGATTTCGTGAAGATGGTTGGCTGTGTGATCTATGACTGCGCAAATGCGCTTCCGCTCAAAAGCAGCACCAGTCCTGATGTCGGTGCTTCGGTTGTTATCGTTGAAGTCGGGTTGGAAGTAGGTGAGTTTCATGGGGTTGAGGTGGTGGTGGGCAGCGGGAGGACCCAGTGGGGGAGCGAGTGGGTATGCACCGACGGATCAGGACGGCATAGGCAGTAGTGGAAGTTGATTGGATGCCACATCCAGCAGGTGCCCTGCGCATCGCACCACCCTTCGCGCTCCCATGGTCGCTCGCTCACCGGGATGGGGGTGACGGCAGGCCGGCCCCAGCGGGCGAGGACGGCGCGGGCAAACTCCTCCGGCTTGCGGGCGGCAAACTCGAAGGCCATGGCTCGAAGCTCTTCGCGGGTCGGCCAGCTCGGCGCGGACTCTGGCGCATCCTCGTCAACGCGCTCGCCAACCACCTGCGCCGCCCACGTCAACATGCCGGCATCCTTTGATCTGCCTGCATCTGCGGATTGGGTCGCGCTTTCGGTAAGCCAGGAAATCAGGGGCCCGAGGTCTTCAAGGCTCGGCCCCACCGGCTCCAGCTCGGCCAGCTTGGCGCGGGCGCGGGTGATCAGGTCGCGGTGCTCGTGATACGGATTGGCGCCGTCGTATTCAGCCAACGGCTGCAACAGCTCAGCGCACAGGGCGCGGAAGTCGGTGCTCATGGTGTCTCTGCAGTGGGCTGGTGTTCGCCGATCCCGTCCAGCCAGTCGGCGGTCGTTGAGCTGCCGCCGTGCAGCTCCCGCAGGATGCCGGACAGCTTGAGGGCGTAGAGCTGGCTGATGTGGCGGCATTGGCCACAGGGAGTGGCGCAAATAGGCTTGCTGCGTCCGTTGCTAGCCGAGCAAATAGTCAGCGCCAGGCGATCGGCGGGGGTTGGGGTGGTCATGAGGTGTTGGTGGTGGTCCTAATCCTGAGAATTAACCTATTTAGGTACCATTGAGCCTTAAGAGCATCCTCAAGTGGGTTGTCCTTTAGCCACATCCGTAACAGATACTTGAGTACTTGCCACTGCAACCCAGCGCTTACCGTATCCGGGGCGCTGGCTGCAGCCTGCTCCAGGATGACAATCACCTCAATCGATCCAGCGGTGTAATGGGCTGGATGGTTGACGGGATCATTCACGCCCCACCTCCATCCCCTGGCGGGTGCTCTGCGTTGACAGCCTCCGGCCAGTGCCGCATCAGCTTGCGGCTAACCACGCCCATGGCCCGATTGAGGCTGGGGCAGTGGTCGATCCTGATCCCCGGGTAGGGGCCATCGGGCCGCGGCCTCACGACACCCTGCCAGTGGCCATCGGCGTCAGGCTGGGGTGCGACGGCTGCGATGCACACGCGATCGCCGTAGTAAACGCACCACGCATCTGGAGAATCGTGGTGCTGCTCCCAGGTAATGGGGCTCACAGCTGCGCCTCCCCGCCAGAGGATCGGCGCAACTCGGGGAACGAGTCGCCGGGGTCGTGGTGGTGGACCTGCCAGGCCCAGCCGCCAACGAGCAGGAGGATTACCAGGCATGGGATGCCGTAGTCCAGCAGGCGGCACCGCAGCAAGCGGCGGGAGTCGGCGCGGTCCTGCTCTCGGGTGTTGCGGGTCATGGCGCCTCAGAACGGAATGTTATCGCCGGCCACAGCACCGCCCCCGTCCCACACTGGCGGGGATGTCGGGGTGGCGGGGCGTGGCAGGGGGGAGTCAGCAGGGCTGGCGGCTGGCGTGGCATCGTCATCGCGCTTGCTGCCGAGCAGCTCTAAGCGGTCAACGCGAATCACGGGCTTATTGTGCTTTTCGCCAGTGGTCTTGTTTGTCCACTTTTGCATGTGCAGGGTGCCAATGACACCAATCAAGGATCCCTTCTTGACGTGATCCGCTGCAATCTGGGCCTGTTTGCCCCAGATCTCAAGATTGAACCAGTCCGGATCCTCGTCGCGGCTGCGGCGGTTGACAGCGAGCGTGAGGTTGGCAACCATGGTGCCGGATTCGAAGTAGCGGACTTCTGGATCGCGGCCGGCGCGACCGACGAGGGTGATGGAGTTGATATTCATGATGGGGTTGCGGTGGGTTCGGTGGTTTGTTGGGCGGCTGCGTTAAATTGAGTAACGGTCTCTGTGCTGATACCGTTACGACAGATGTGAATCAGCGTTTCCTGTGACAGGTAATGCAGGCTGCCTCCCCTGCCACGGCTGAAGTGATGGCAAAAAGCTTGCTGGCCCTGGATGGTTAAACCAGCCTTGTTGCAAACAATAGAAGCTTGAGCTGTAAGCGTTGCCATATCCGGCTGGGGCTCAGCCACTTCTCGTTGCTCCTTGTCATAAAGCGCAAGACCAAACGGGTTTCCGAACGTCATCAAGGCCCGCTTCATGGCGTCGGTCTCAGCCTCCTTTAAGGCTGATTCGTGGGCCTGGCCCGGGTCCACGTCAATGCCGTGGCCGGCGCCGCAGCCATCGCGGACAATGGCGCCGACGCGGATACGAACGCGGGCGGTGTAGGTCACGCCCCAGCCGGGCTTCTGCTGGCGGCCGATCAGCCGCTCTCGCTCGCTGACGCAGCGGGTTTCGAGGGTCTCGCGATCCCAGGCGCCAAACCCAAAGATTCGGTTGGCCTCAGCGATCGCGTGCCAGCCCTCCACATAGGAGAGTGTCTGCCCCGACTGGCTGCGGGTTTTGACATAAGCCCGGTTGAGCGGCTCGGCCAGGGCGGCCAGCTGCTCGGGGGTGAACGGTTCATCGGGGGGCATCGGTCCCTGCGGTGGTTGCACAAACGATAGCGCAACGGTTGCTCTTGTGCAACCGATCAGCCGGGCCAGGTGATCGCCGCGGCATCGTCGGCACTGCGGGCAAAGCCGGCACGGCCACCGGCGCGGGCGATGTTCGCCGCCCAGTCCTGTTGGGCCTGGCGCTCCTGGGCATTTCGCGGGCGCTTGGTCTCGATGCTGAGGAACAGGCCCACCGTCTCGCCCACCATCTCGGGCGTTACGGGCACCGACACCAGGCCGATCCAGTCGCCGCTGCCGGGCTTCAGGCCCGTGGTGTAGAACCGGCCCTGCCTCACGATCACATCGCCAGGGCGGAGGCTGGCGCGGGCAGAGTTCAGGTTCAGCGCTGTGACGCGGGTGCTCTCACCGTGCCAGCTGCCGCCGACGTGGTTGCGGTAGATGCGGGCGCCGCTGTTCGGCGCGTTGATGCGGGCGATGATCTCGCGGCTGACGCGGGCCTCGGATGTCATGGGTTAGGCGGCGGCGGTGGTGGTGGTGCGGCTGGCTCGCTTGTGCTGCCAGCACGGCAGATCGTGCTGAGTCCAGGCCCAGCCGGCCTTGTAGCCCAGCATCCGGCCCAGATCCTGCAGGCCAGCCAACGAGCCATCACAGGCCCGGATCAGCTCCCGGCGCTCTGCGCGGCGGCGTTCCTCGTCGCGAAGCTTTTCCATCCGCGGATCGAGGTACACCAGCTCACCATCGACATGCTCAACGGGGCGGCTCCAGACCAGGAACCGGTGCCCGCACTCGGAGCAGACCTTTGGCTGGCCTGGGATGAAAGCATCGCATTTCGGGCACGCCTTGCCAGCCGGGAGGGTTTCACGCGGGCGGGCGCTCCGGCCCTGCAGGCTCCACTGGCGGTCCTGCAGCGGCGAGCCGAAGCCAGGCTGGCGCATGTTGCCGCAGTGGTCGAGGCCAACCATGTGGGTTTTGCCGTCGGCCGTGCGCAACCCCCGCCCCAGCATCTGGAGATAGAACGACAGGCTGGCAGTGCGGCGCACCAGCTGAACCGCTGCAACGCCGGGCACATCGACGCCCTCGCCAACGATTTCGTAGTTCACCAGCACCCTCAGGCTCGCATCACCCAGGTCCCTGAACATCATGGTCCGCTCCTCTGGCGGGGTTTTGCCGTGCACCGCAGCCGCAGGAATCCCAGCGTCTCGAAACGCGATGGCGTAGGCCTCGGCGCGCTCCACGCTGGGGGCAAACGTGATACAGGTCCCGTTGAAGTGATTCGCGACCCGCTTGCGGTACTGGCTCACCACGTCGCCCATCACCTGGCGGGTTGCGAGCATCTCGGCCTGCTGCCGCTGGCCCGCCAGTGTGTCGGGGTTGCGGATGTCGTCCAGGTCGGCGCTTGGGATCGAATAGCAGTGCGGCCGGGCCAGGAAATCGTGATCCACTAGCCACTCGACAGACGGGCCGATCTCCAGATGCTCGAAGTAGCCGCCAAAGCCGACGCCAAGGCCGCGGCCGTCCAGGCGCTCAGGCGTGGCCGTCAGGCCCCAGAGCCAGGCATCGGGGCACGCTTCGACGACCCGGCCCCACTTGTTCCCCTCCACCAGATGGTGAGCCTCGTCGATGATCAGCCAATCCCAGGGCGGGATGGAGCCCAGGCGCCGGCCGATGGTGTCCACGCTGCCGACCTGCACGCTCAGCTCGGGCTGGAACGGTGCCCAGCTCTTGGGCACGATCAGGCCATGCTCCACGCCAGCCCGGCCGATGCGACCCGACAGGTCAGCCACCAGCTCCTTGCGGTGGGCCAGGGCCAGGACACGGGCGCCGCTGCTGGCCAACCTGTGGACCTGAAACGCCAGCATGGTGCCCTTGCCGCTGCCCGTGGGCGATTGGGTCAGCACGCGGCGATGGCCGGCGTAGAACCCGTTGACGCGGGTGCGGTGGATCAGGTCGGACTGGTGGGGGTGGAGGGTGATCACCGGTGATATGGGATTGGGTGCCACCCCCGCTTGTCGCCGTCCACGACGCCCTGCAGGGCCTGGAATCACCGGCGAACCTCGACGGGTCCCGTTATTGCGCAGAGGCCAGGCCGGAAAACCGACGACCACCACCTGACCCGGGCAGTGGCTGGCGTGATGCTGGGAGCGGGCTTGCTGGGTGGCCCCAGTACCCTAGCGGTTGCCGTTGCGATGCACAAGGGGTTGCCGCTATGGTGCTGTCCGTAGCGAAACGTGCAACATGCCAGAGGATCCCAACGACACCAGCCCT